AGACCTCGTTTGACTTGTCCCATAGGTAGGGATATATGAGGTAGGGTAGGATGCAGAAGCCTCAACTTGAGCTCCGTAAACATATGTCGTTAAAGATATGTCATCAAAAACTGGTGCTGATGTTTCCGTGTCAGTAGGAGATGCGCCTAAAAATGTTTGAATTGTATTTGCGTTTGTTCTTGTAAAAGTACAAGTTATTCTATACCAATCATTTTCGTAAGGTTCAATCGTTCCAGTAGCACTTGTTTCATCGGTAATAGTGCCGTTGTCTAAATCAGCAGTTACAAGATGCCAAGCACTATCTCCACTATCTCCTAAAACCACATATCTTGAACCCGCTTTTTTGAAAAACGCACTTAATGTATAAGTAGTACCCGCTACCGAAACTACATTTAAATCTCTTATTGCGTGTCGGTTACTACCAGATGCTGGTGTTATCAAGGTTGCGTTTGTAGTTCCATCGGGAGATGTTGCAGAATTACTTGTAATTGTTACGGGGTATGACCCATTGTTCCACGAACCGAAGTATTCGCTATTCTCTAATTGATTTGTCCGTTGAGGCTCAAGTAAAAGAGAAGGACACGAACCACTATAATCTAAACGAGGCATATCCTCCAAGATACCTGCTTGTGCAGTAGATGCTCCTGTTTCAATGTAATCAGTAGCTACCAAGCCTTGCTCTAATTGAGCGTCTTGGATGTAGATGCTTCCTGCTTCCGTAGGGTCATTAAAATCAGCATAGAATTGAATCCTTGATGTTGCACCACTAAAAGAAACTTGACATCTATACCAATCATTGCCTACACTTGAAATATCATAAGCAACAATGTTTTCAGTACGGATATTACGAACCGAGCCATCACTTAAATCAAATTCAACACGACCTTGAGAATCACTATCACGCAATGTGATAATGTCAAGAGTATTTGCCTTTGCATACACACTTAATGTCCAAACTCCTGTAACGGATACATCTTGATATACGGCTCTGTATTGATTGTCATCTTTTGTAAGTAACCACGCATCGTTTGTTCCATCATATCCCGACTGACCTCCTGTAATTGTAGTATTAGTAGTTAATTGCCAAGTCGTATCAAACTGATTTGATTGCAGCAAGAGATTCTCTCTACCCTTCTCAATAAGACCATTAACATCTACCCTCGTAGCAGCAAGATTTGAACCCCTACTAAATGTAAAGTTACTGCTTGTACTTGGCGTACTCCCGTCAAAACCATCGTTGTTGTCCGTAGCATCGGGATGTACTATAATATTCTCGTCAGCTAATGGCTTAACCGTATGTAGTTCCCCGTCCTTATACAAGGAAGGAACCATAATTAAACTCGCTAAATCTTTTAAGCTACTCATAATAATGCGTTAAGTTCTGTTTCTACACAATTCAATGCTTCTACTGTACCACCATCAGCACTTACTCTTGCATCGTATCTACCCGAGTATAGTCTTGCATCTGTAATATCTGGCAGTGCGTTTAACGCAGTCTGTAGGCAAGCCTTTCCTTCAAAGGTAACGCTGTTTAGTTTAGCATACTCCTCAAGGTTTGTAGTTGAGGTATTGCTCGCATCAAATAGTTCTGACTCATTTAATTTATACCAAGCCTGTAGTCCGCTTTTTTCTGTAGTAGCTAAAGCATTGTAGCCTTTCCACATCACGGAATTAATCTCATCGCTTGAAAGTGCGCGGTTCCATATTGCGACGTTGGCGAGGTTGCCGTCGAAAAAATTAGAATTTGCGTAAGTGTAGTTGCCAATTCTTGCATTCGTGGTACTGCTTATTGTTTGGCTTGTAGCAATGCTATTTGTTAGCGAGCCGTTTATATATATTTTCTGCGTAGTGCCATCGTATGTGCCCACAAAATAAAACCATTCATCAGCGATTGGCGTTGTGTATTGCAAATCATTAGCATTAAGAGAATAAAAAGACGTTTCATCCGATAGAATCATAAACCGAATTCCATCATCGTTTGCATTGCGATTGTCAAAAATAACCTTGTTGTTGTTATCATCATTCGCATAAACCCACGCCGCTATCGTGTGGTTCGTATAACTGAACGGCTCGTTTAATTGGATGTAATCACTCGTCCCGTTGAATTCAGCAGAAGCATCAACAGGGAATGTTAGTTTAGGTGGTGTAAGGAATCTATTAGCCATAACAAGTCCATCCTTTACATAGGTTAGTAATGTATTGCCCTTTGAGAGGACAGTATTTAGTAGTCCTAACATAGTTCATTACAGTGCTTTATAAGCCAATACCTTGCCCGATACACAAGATACGCTATCAAATTTGCCGTAGATGATTGTACCTTCACCAATACCAAGGTTTGTTAACGCATCACCTACTTGGGTAGTAGTCGTAACGACAGCTCCTTCAATCGCTTGGATAGCTCTAAAGCTCTCACCTGCAACAGAGGCTTCTCCAACCTCTAATAAACGGAAGCCATAGTCACCCGTAGCTGACTGGTAGAAGTTTCCTTCTTTAACAATAGTTTCGTAAGCCATAATATATTATATAATTTTAATCGTGTAGTTGTAAAAAGAATACCAATCCTGCTCCTTCAATAGAATTTAAAATAGCACCTTCATAACCCTCAAACACATATAAGTAGTCAATCACTTCAGAGGCAATAGTAACCGAATCAGAAGAGTAACCCGTATTTGAATAAGCGTAATCAGTAGTACCTGTAGTTACAGCATCAGCGTTGTAACCAGTACCGCTATTTAATAAGTATCCCATTAATCAAAAATGGTTTGGTCGCTAAACACCGCTTTATCATTGATTGCCAAAGAAGCAATACCACTTTCAGTATTAAGTGCAACGTTAACATAAGACTTCTCACCAGTACCTGTACCGCTGTTAGCCTCATAGTTCATCGTTAAGCCATCAACCCATCCACTGATAGTCACAGTGTCATTGTTATGTAAAAGAACGCAGCAGATGTCCTCTCTGCGGCTCATAAGGTCTATTTGATTTACCTTGTTATCTACAGCAGGAGTCTGAATAGTAATGTCAGTAGCAACAACACCTAATCCATTAGATGTGTTCTTGTTTTCCGTGAATGTTGTAGTACCGTCCTTTGTGTTGTGTTCAAAGGTTACAGTATCTACAGTGTCTACTTGAGTTACCTGTGTTTCGTCCGTTGGACTAAAAGTAACAGTTAAGTCTTTTTGTAATAATAGTATAGCTTTCTTGATACCACCTGTAACTCGTTTGTTACAATTGATATCAATATCGCTTAAAAGAATAGAACAGTTGAAAGCCATATATTTTTAAATAAAAAGGGGCGAGGTTTTCGCCTCACCCCCTTGTGTTAATATACAATATTAGGTATTAGTTACCTACGATAGTATCAAAGATTGCTTTGATAGCAGCTTCGTCAGCACCTTCAATTCCATAAGACAATCCTTGCTCATCACCTGTTAAAGTAAGTTGGAAACGGTTCTTTTCAGAACGACCAGTTCCAGAGTTAGCGTCAACAGTACCTGCGTACAAACCGTAGTCCAAACCAACAACGTGGTAAGTTCCAGCAGCAGTTCTTACAAAAGCAACTAATTCCGCACCACCTTTAGAGATGTCGTTAAGAGCTGTGATTTTTTCAGTAGTCATTTTAGGAAGCTCAACAGATACAGTTGGTACAGTTGAAACAATACCGTCAGCACTTACTGTTTTAACTTCACTAAATACAGAGAAACCATCTTTATTATTAAATGAAATTTGAGTCACAGCATTTGCTGCAAGAGCAGTTCCATTTGTAATTTTACGGTCAGCATCATCTTTAGTTAAGATGGTCCCCGCAATTACAGCATCGCGATTAGCAATGTGTAGTTCAATAATACCACCAATAGCAACATCAGTACAAGCGTAAGTGATGTCATTTGGTAGGGTTAAAGTACAAGCCATATTATTATTTTTTAAAGTAAGAGAAGGGCCGAAGCCCTTTCCTAATTATTATTATGCGAAGTTTTTAGCGTAGACAATCTCGTCACCTTTAAGGTAAGAGAAACCTAACTTGAACTGTCCCCAGATTTTATCAGAAGATAATTCAGCTTCGTACTTCATATCAATTGCGCGAACGTCATTGTACTCATCAGTCAACATTACGATGTTCTGTGCAGCAGCAATCATAAATTCGTTAGCAGGCATAGATGGGAAGTGAATAACTTCCATACCGTAGTAGTTCGGTACACCACCTTCTACAACACCTTGTGGAGTAGTAGTGTAAAGACCAGCGATAGCGATTTGGTAGTGTTGCATAGCAGCAGTTCCCAAGAAGATAGCAGGTTTGAAATCACGGTCAGCATCGCCGTAAACAGCAGCCAACATAACGTCACTCATTGTTTCGTAAGCACCCTCTAATTTGTCAAGGATGTTAGCAGAAGTTAAAGCAGCGTTTGTGTCGTAATCTAATACAGCAGCGTCAGCAGCCATTTCAGTAGTCAATGCAGTACCTGCAACAGTCAATGCTTTTTCAGCAGACAATTTTGCGAAGTAGTCAAATACCCAGTCTTTAAAGTCAGCATCCATAGTTTCTGGATTGTTCTGACCTTTCTTTAAAAGAAGACCACGGTAAGAAGACTCAAGAGCGTTCTTACAGTTTAGGAAAGACCACTTGTAAGTAGTTACAGTCATTTCTTTTTCTCCGATTGTAGCAGCAGAGTTGCCGTCAAAGACACAAAGGTCTGAACCGAAAGATAATGTAGCGTCAAAGATAGGTACGTTTACTTTAGCTTTAACACCGTCAACAAGGCGAAAACGGTTTAATACCGCTGCCGATTTTACCATAGTGTCAATGAACAAGTCTGGACGACGGTCACCGTATGGCAAGTTTGATATTACTATACTCATTTTATTTTAATTTAAGAGGATTCGTTTAATTAATTTACAATAATTACTTGCGGTTAAAGAAGTTATTAATCATATCTACTTTTTCAGAAGTGATACCATTAAAAACTACTGTCTTGTCTTCTACTGTTTCTTCAACTTCTTCAGCCTTTTGTTCAGCAGCAAATTGCTCCTCAACTTCAGCTTCTGTAGCTTCTTCTTCAGCAGTAAATTCTTCAGATACTTCCTCGGCAACTTCTTCAGTAGCTTCGTACTTGTCATCCTTCATTTCGTCTTCCTCTTCCTCCTCTTTGTGTTCGGGAGTGTGAGTCATTTCTTTTTCTTCTTCATCCTTGTCTTCAGCCATCTCTTCTTGAGAGTCACCCATAGACGCGATGTGCTTTTGAATCATTTCAATGGCTTCCTTCAAATCAGAAACACCAGCAAACTTATCTTCAAAAGATGTCACAGCTTCCAAGAGCGAGTTGTTCTCGTTCTCCAAAGCTTCAATTCTTGCTTCGTACTTGTTAGCCATAGTCTCAAATTGAGCCTCCAACTTACCAAGTTCTTTGCCAAAACTAAATTCGTTCATTTGTTCTTCGTTATTAATTGTTGGTTTAATATCTGCCTTAATCTCAATAGAGAAACCATTTATCTCTCCGTTTTCAATTGCAGTAAATAATTCGTCAGACTCAATCTTTGCCTTTACGAATACGGTTCCGTTTGGTAGGTTATAACCATAGTCTACAGACTTATCGTTATCACTCTCTTTAGTCCAAACCTCAAGCATCACTACATCGTCAGTATCGTTCTGATGGTTAATGCCAAATGCGTTAAATAATCCCTCTTTAGAATACTTGTACATAATCTCTTGGATTGTCTCCGCAGTGAAGCGTACATAGTAATATCCCATCTCGGGCGAGAAGCGTAGTATTTCCTTGTTAGGAATCATAATAGGTCCTACAACCTCTTTCTTCTTTTCATCAGCAAACATCTGTACCTTCTCTACTTCATTGAAGTGGATGAAGTCTTCCTCAATAGCGGGCTTATCTACAAGAGAAATCTTGTACATCCCTTGAGCGATGTCTTCTAATGATATATCAAATAATGGTAGTTTATCCATTCTTTAGTTTTTTAGGGAAGGATTTAATCCAATTAATCCTTTTTCTTATTAGCGGGAACATCTTTGATTTTACGGTCACCCCACGGGACGTCAGCCACATCAACACTTGCCTTAACTGTTCCTTTTCGTATGCTTTCAGCTTTTCTAATTGCCCAGTTAACACCGCTTGTTCCTCCCCAACCAAGCCAAGCCACATAACCTCTATCTTTCCAAGGCGTATCCTTAAATTTAGGGTCAATCGCAGCATTCTTTCTATGGCGATTAAACGCAGCCATTCTTGCAATAGTCTCATACGATAGTTTTCTTTTTGATGCTAATTGATTGGCACGAGTCCAACCTACATTAGTCATACCTTTAACTTCCTTACCATACTTCTTTTTCCACTCAAGAACTTTCTTGGCGTTGTTAGTAGCAGATTGTGGGTAGTCGTTGTATGTAGCCATCAAATTAATTTACAATTATATCAATAAGCCTTCTATAGTAAGGTATGCGTATTCTTGGTAAACCTCTCCCTTTGCACTTTTCACATAGATACTTGAAGAAGTGTTTATTCTTGACGAATTAAATTGAGACAAAAAGAAATCTAAAGAACCAAGCTCCGACACAGGAACTACCATATCAAACTCAATAGTTGGTCTTTCTGATTGATTTATCTTGTCGGCATTTGCAAATATGTTTGTATATGTATCTGTTACATCCCCATTCTCATCTTCAAATTTTAAACTCCAACCTAATGGGTTTGCTGAAAACAACCTGCCATTGAATATATGTTTACCTCCAAGGTTTTGAGAGGTGACACCATACTGGCTGTTTGAGTATAGTCTTTCAACTTCGGTAATCATCTTACCACTTGTATTGAAACCTTTAAGCACGGTGTAAGGAACAAGCAAATTACTTTGGTATAATGGCTTATCTAAATAGGCAAACCTAAACCCAACCTTTGTGTTTTGAGTAAAAACATTAGGAGTTAAGCCTAAATCGTTTGCGCTAAACGCACCGTTTTGATAATTTTGATTATCGTCATAATCGGTAGACACATTACCACATACAGAATTTTCGTATACAGAGCTTTTTAAATCAATCTTTATTTCTACAATCCCGTCTTCGTTTATTTCTTGGGTAGTGGAACCTACTGTTACTCCATCGTCATCAATGTCATCGTAGTAAAGACCGAAGTCTTTGTTTGTTATCTCTAAAGACTTAACCCTATCCCCACCATTACTTATCTTAAAAGAGTTTAAGTCATCTATATATTCATCTATGTTCAAAGCACCACCTCTTGCGATGTGTAGTGGGTCAAGGCGAAGTATGTTTTGAGAAGCAGATGAATCATAATCATAGTATAAACCACAATCAAATCTTTTGGCAATCCCTAATAAAACATCGTATACATTATACGAACAAGACTTGTTTATAGATTCTTGTATTATAAACTCATCACTTTTCTTATAAGGAAGAAAATCTTCTTTAGCTTCAAACTTTAGATTTAATCTTCCGTAACCTCCTGTACCTCCATCGGGGTCACCAAACCTTGTTATACCTTTTAATATATCTGTGTAAGAAAATGTAGCTTGAGTAAAACCCGTTCCATTGTGTGGATTGGAATTATCAAATCCATTAACATAAGACAAGTTTATATTACCCGATATAGGTTCAAGCCAATAGTTAATACTGTATCTACTTCCGCTATTTATAAATAGTTCTTCTTCCTGCGGAAAGTGAGCTTCAATAGGCTCAAAAATAAGTGTATCAGCAAACGCATATCCACTGCTAATTATTGATGGATTACCATCCCTGCAATCAAAATAATGAAAATTAGGTCCTGCTGTAGAAGACTTGTTTGAATATCCTTGAACCGCTCCTTGAATGTTTGAACTTGTTATAACTAAATCATCACCATTAGCGTCTTGCATAGTAATGCGTTTGACTTCAAGCCCTTCTTCAAAAACACTTGTATGTAGATTAAATTCTATATCCGTATTTGGGTCAAAAGTATTTAATTGAGCTACCATTTTATCCTCTTCTATAACAGGTATCTCATATAGAGCATCAACAATAGTAGCAGACGTTAAACCATTTGCTAAAGATATCTCTGAATTAAAAGCAACTTTTGGAGCAAGGAACCCTCTTACGGGTTCATCGTCATCTGGATAAAAATTATTTCTTTCCTCTGCCGCCCACTCTTGTGTTTGAGGATAAGAAGGCCCCCCTCCTGCGGTAGTACCATAGTTTCCCGAAGTCTCTGAATCACTAAAGTAAATTGTGCTGAAATCCTTTGTTGATTGAGATAGGTTTTCACATCTGTTTAGGTTGCTGTTTGTACCAACCCAAGCAGGTGATTGTCTAACTGTAAACTGTCTTGTATTAACATCCTGCTTTGCAAGAAGTCTTGAAGGCAGCAACATATGTATCTTTTCGGGCTGCATATCTGCGAACTCTGGATTGCCTGCAAAGGAACCAACACCGAGAAGTTTAGAGTCTATTCTAAAAGGAAAGTTAGCATCGTTAATATATGAAGATAAATAATCTAAAAACCCTTTTACTGAAAAAACAGGTACTATGCCCGCCCTTGTCATATCGGGTCCATACTCAACAAACTGACGTGCAGCATAGTTGAATTTACCTTTTACATCATTAACAAAATCCACATAGGGAAATGAGATAGGACGTGAATAGTCTGGGTTAGTATTAATCAAGCCTGCTTCACCACCACTCGCTGTAGGCGTTAAAAATTCCGTAAATGTGTGTCTTGATGTATAGTAGCTATCAGTATATATATCACCTAATGGGACATTTTTAATCTTTGAAAGGTAGCTTGATATAAAGTCTTTTAGTCCAACTTCAATGTAAGGCTCCGCAGAATTATATTCTATGGTGTTTACAGTAAGTAATCCGTTTATGGTGTTTGATGTCCCTTCAATTTCTACCTTAAAATAAAAGTCATCTAAAGGAAAATTAGAAGAAGGAGATAGATTGGGATTGAAATTAAAAAGATTAGTCTCTTGATTTCTTTCTGTTAAAGGAATCTTCAGTTCCGTGTAAAAAGGTAGCTTAATCTTATCTATGTTTATTGTGTCGTAAAACTCAATATCATAGTTAAGAGATTGTTCTGGAAACAAGTCTAACTCATAAAACGTAGAGTTGTCCCTGCTAATCTTTAGTGAAAAATACATACTATCGTGTTGCGATATTAAATTCTATAGTAGACTTGAACCTATTGTTGAATATATTAAAAGTCCCTTCCGTAAAAGATACACCATAAGCAGCACCTCCACACTCGTCAACATAACAAAGTTGAGGTATATATCCACTTGTTGTTTCTTCGTACTCTAAAAGCTCTCCTATTGTATCGGAGCCGTAAAGATTCCTGCGGTTATTAGGCAGTATTAATTTATATGAAGTGCTTGATGAATACTTTATGTATTGCTTTGAATAAGAACCTTGCTGAATATCAACATCTATTCTAAATATATCTTCTGGAAAGTATTCTGTAGTTTTAAATAAACCACCAACTGCATTAAAAGAAGCTGGAACACCCTTGTATATATTCTTATCAAATGAGAATATATCTGCCGCACCATCAATACACAATGCGTAAAAGCCGTATGTTATAGCTCCAATCACATATTCTACTCTAACAACATCACCTGTGTTGAAATTAGACGCTCCAATCTCTCTGAAGGTTCCATCGCCATTATTTGTAATGGACATAAAAACGCTTGGTGATTCGGGTACTCCCGCTCTAAAATGATTTGCCATTATACTTTATCGTTTCTATCTCTGATTCTACGTTCAGTTTCATTTGTTCTTAAATCCTTATCAGATACATAAGCACGAACTGGTTTGCTTACGCCTATAGCTGTTGAGGTCGTAGCCTCTGCGATAGCCTTTAGGTAATCTACACTTTCATTTAATGGTGAAGATACTAAACCTCCTTCTGCAAATTTCATTCTGCCTACAGTTGGATTCCTTTTACCAGACTTGTTTATACGCTCAAGTAAATCTCGGTGCATAGAAGTAGCTCGTTTATTAACGATGTACTCACCACCTTCCATTTCGTATCCACCTCTTCCTTGAACAGAGAAAGGCACACCCCCTTCTGCGTGAGATGGCCCACTAACCATACCACCTTCAGCAAACTTCTTACCCACAAACTTGCGTTGACTAATAGCAGCTAATTCCGCTCCGTATGCTGCTGTTGCTAAAGCACCAGAAAGAAGTGACTTAATTGAAAGCTCTATAGGTTCTCCTACTCCCGATGTAATAAGGTTTGGAATAATAGAAGCTAAAGCTTGAAGGTAGCCTGTTGTGGCATTCTGCTTATCTCGTTTCTTTTCTGATTCAAATATTTTTTTGTCTATTTCGTTTTCTTCTGCAATCTGCGCTTTGCGGATATCCTTTTGTTTTGACCTAAACTGGTTTTCAGTAATCAACTGATTGTCTAATTGAGATTTTAAAATGTCTTGCTCTACTTCATATCTCGCAGCAATCTCATCTTTTTCGGCCTCAAGTCTTGCTTTAGTGTTTTCTAATGCTGTATCATTAAAGTTTGAAATAGCATCCGCAGTAGTGGCTAAAGCCATACCTATAGCTTCTTCTGGAGTTAAATCTTGAACAAACTCTTTGCCTAATATTTTTATTTTCTTAATCTGGTCTTCTGTAGACTCAACATAATCATCAGCACCTTTTTTGGCTTCAAGGTAGGATACAACAACCTTATCAAGCATATCCTTTAACTCTTGATTTGCTTCAGTTGAGTTTTTAAGGGTTGTAATGCTTGATATAAGCGAAGCCTCTAACGCGTCTTCTTGGGTTGCGTATTCGCCAAGGCTTATCTCCCCATCTTTTAACTGTCTGCCAAGTTTTTCAAATTCTTTTTTATAATTGCTTAATATCCCAACTCCTTCTGCACCAATAGCCGATTGAGTAAATTGTGTGAACTTTTCGTATTTATCTGATGCGTTTTGGATTTCGTCAGCAAACTCTGGATAAGCATCTTTGAGGTTATTTACGGAACGCAACGAATTCGCATAGGCGGCTTGAACGAGCTTTTCTTGCTTTAATCTTATTTGAGCGGCTTCTTCTGCATTTTTAGCACCTTCTAATTCAACGTCAGTTACAGATTTTATAGCGTCTATTTCAGCTTCAAGCTCCTTTTGTATTGCGTCTGTCGCTTCTTTGAAGTTCTTTTTTCTTAATTCTGCCGCAGCTTTATCTGCTTTCTTTTTCTTTTCAGCAAGGGTATCTTCAGCGACTTTTAATTCTCCAATTCGCTCCGACTCTTTTTGTAGAAGTGCAATTCTTTTTTCAAGTATTTGTGCGCGTTCCTCTTCAGACTGTGTTAAAGGACCCATTCTGCTTCTTAATTCTTTTAGCTCATCTGAATATTTTTCTGAATCTTTAGCTATTTGACTTTGAAGAACTTGTTTTTCTTTATCTACGCTTATGCCTTGTGCTGTCAGCTTTTGAAGAGCAGAATATTCTTCTTTGTACTTTTTAACGCTTTCATTGTTAGCTTCTTGAGCAATGTATTCTTCATCTAAAGAACCGCTTCTTTCTTTTGTTAAATCAATTAACCCTTGTATAGTTAATGCTGCTTCCGTAAGTTCAGCATTAAGTGTTTTAGTAAGAGTAGTCAATGCAGATTGAGCATCTCCTGTGTTTTTAAGAGCTATATTGAACTTCTTTAAGAAGAATTCTTCACTAACACCTACAGAGTCTCCAAGAGCCTTGAAAGCTTGAGCTACTAATTCTGTTTCAGAAATAGCCGTATCAGCACCTTCGCTAAATTCTCTTTGAACATTTATCAATCCTTCAACTGCTTCCTGTGTTTCTTTAACAGAAGAAGATATTAATCTATACGCACTTGCTTGTCCCGCAGCTTTTTGGTCAAAGATTCCAATCAAACTAATAAAGATGTCTGTTTGGGTAATAGCATCGCCAAGATTGGTGCTGAACTTATCATATGCAGAAGATAACAACTGCAATTGACCCTCTGTAGAAGCCATTTGAACAGCATTAGCTTTAAAAAGTCTATCAGATGTCCGCAACTCTTCAGATAAATCTTTGAATCTTTCTACGTTATCACTTAACACCAAGGCTTGCGAAGCACCTATTTTACCAAATATCTGAAAAGATTCAGCAGCGTTTAAGTTTCTATTGCCAATGTCTTCTAAAAAATCATTGAATGGTCTGCCGTCTTTAGCTGCGGCTGTAAAGAAATTACGAAGCCCTGTACCTGCTTTAGAGGCTTTAAATCCATTATCTGCGAGAATACCAAGTAACGCAGAGGTTTCTTCAAAGCTAACACCTAATTGCGCTCCTAAAGGCCCTACATAAGACAGTGCAGTACCTAAATCATCTAAAGATAAAGCTGTTTCATTTACAGCACCTGTTAAGATGTTTGCAAACCTATCTGCTTCTTCAGAAGTCGCTTGAAACTGATTAAGAGTTTTCTTTAGTGTTGCTGCTACTCCTCCTGCATCTTCGCCTAAAGCCTGTGATAATAATGCTATAGGTCTTGTTAAATTTTCTATTTCATCAATTGGCGCACCTAATTTAGCAAGCTGCTTCTGTAATTCAACAACTTCGGTAGTGGTCAGTGAAGTCGCTCCTGCGACATCAAAAACAACATCTTTCAACCTTGAAACATCATCTGCTGACAATCCTGCTACAGCTCTTAAATCCGCTAATGATTTATTTAAAGCAATGGCTCTTTTTGCTGAACCTACAGTAAGTTCGGTAAATGCTGATAATGCAAGGTTTAGAATTTGATAAGCACCATAAAAGGATACGATAGTTCTTAAATTCTTACCTAATCCACTAAAGAAGCCTTTAGAAGATTTACCCGCTTTTTCTGTTTTTTTGCCATAGTCATCTACAGCTTTAGCAGTGTCTTTTAAATTTTTACCAACACGATTTACAGCTTGAGCAGCCTGTTGCTGTTCTTTAGCAAACTCTTTAGTTTTACCTGTTAATTTAGATATAGTTTTGTCAAGGTCAATTAAACCTCCCGATACTTCTCTTACGGCCTTCGCTAAATTCCGTAGTGCGTCTTGTAAGAATTGTATTCTTTTATTCTGTTCTGCCATTTTATAGCTTGCTTAACATTTTGTCTAATTTGTTGATTACCGTTCCATAAGTGTAATCATCGTAATCATTTAAATAACGAAGAAAAGCTTTTTGCAATGCTCCGTTAAGTCCTTGTTTCCCTTTTAATATGCTTAACCACCCCGTTTCTCTAACACCTACAGCTTTTATCTTTTTAGTAATGTGGTAGGATATATTCCAAGCTGCGCTTGTCGTCATCTCGGAGCCACTTATTGGGCCTCCTCTATAATACCACTGACCTGTAGGGTATCGGTTTGCTTTTGCTAATACCCATCGGTATATGTCATTTTGTTCAACTTGAACCATACCTCCGCTATCAAGAGTATCTCCATAAGCTTCCATATCAATTCTTGCCGAAACTTGCTCAATGCCAATACCTAATCCTAAATAAGCGTCAACTTTGATTTTTGATGTTATTCTTTTACCCCAATTTTTTTGACCGTCTTTATTAGGGGTGATACTTTTCTCTAACTTTCCAGTTGCTTTGTGTATATAAGGCTCTCCATCTATAGCCGTCCCTTGTAGATTAGATTTTAATCTGCTTATTATCTGTGATTTATTAAGCTCTTGTTGTATGTAAAAACGCAAAGCACCCTGCTGCTGTTGTTTAGCGGCACGGGGGTTCTTCATTCTATTTACATCAACAGCCATTAAATATCAATGTCTCTCAAGTACGGATTTCTTCCTACAACGAATGTTGCGTTACTTACAGAGGCAGTGATATTGTAGTCTTCTGAAGAGAAGCCTCTCATACTTACTTCTTGGAAGCTTTGCTCACCGTCAAGGTTTTGTATGAAATAGTCTTGTAGCTGACCCATAACAAATAAATTCTCTTGATTAGAGTTTATAAGCGATAAAGGTTCGTCCACACCTACTCTGTCTACGATGACAATATTGAAGTTAACGTCGTATATAGGACTGCCGCCATCTCTTGAGATGTTAGCGTCCTCTAATGCGATAAACAATCCTCTATGATTAATTTGTATGTTTTCTAAATCGTCCAATGAGTTGAGCAGCTTAAATTCACTAACCATAGAATGATTAGCTCCGAATTGCTCAAACAACTCGTAAATAGTGGTTAAATCGTTCACGCTTGTCTTTTCTTAATTTACAATTTACGCAGAGCCTCTTGCTGTCTTTGATTTGCAGACTCTATCTTATTGCGCTGCGCCAAGAAGCTCATTTCTGGCAAAACGGTACTCATTGGTAGCATATAGATGTCGCCATATCTCGTCACATCTTCCTTCGCGAGCATTCTAACAATAGAGTACCAATACCATTGCTGACTAAAAAGCATTTCAGATGTGTTTTCCTGCTCTATCTCATCTTCTTCCTCTTCCTCTTCATCTTTAGGGTCATAGAAAACCCCAGAGAAGTCCTTAAACAAAGTTTTGTCTCTTGCTTCAATAAATTTTTCAAGTATCCAATAGACTTCTAAAACATCACAGTCTAATATTTCTTGTTCATTTTGTTTTTCTACAATTGAATTTTCATTATCAAAAACATTATGCTCTATTGGTCTGATAATCAATTTTGCAATTTCAAGGTCTATTAAGTGGTCCGCAAGTTTTGTTTTACCTGTAATTATCTGTTCAAGCATTATAAACTGACCCAACACGAGTGACTCTATGCTTGTATATATTTTTTTATTTATTTTAGGGTGTTTAATGTTTTCTTTAATCGGATATGTATTTTCAGAATCACGAGAAAACTCTAATGCCTCTAAAGGCTTCATATCTGATAAGAATTCTTCTGGACTGACACCCAACTGGATGCGCTCCATAATTTTTATGTGCTGCCGTAGTGAAATCATAAAAACATTGTTATACCTCCGTCTTGCTCCTCTGTAGCGCAATAAGCAGCAATAGCTAAACTCATTACGCAGTCATCGTGCTTACCATCGGTGTTAGAAAACTGGAGGTTACCTGTTACGGGGTTTCTCTTACTCTTGTAATCGTACAATTCTTTTACCAATACATCGTACTCTGGTATTTTAATCTTACCATCCTCAAACAGTTTAATTAAATTCCTTATAATCTCTGGCTTACTCTTACTTGTGGTTTGAAATGGTATAAGCTTATACATCCTATCGTCATCCGTAATCTCATCAAAGAGTAAATCGTTGTTATTGACCTCAAAGTATGCCGCTGCAAGAAAATCAAAGTGTTTAAGGTAAAAGTCCTTTATGCGTTGTTTAAAATCCGCAGAGTCCATCCCCTGCTCCTTAAAGTTAAACCTATCAACATCTATCACCTCGTAGTCTTGAGTCATTGCAGTAAGCACTGTATAATCCTGCGCTACCCCGATATCCATACCAATGTATATTCTCTCGTACTGTTTTGGTATCTCCTTAACAATAGCTTCCTCAATATTAGAGAACAAGGCATCAGCACTCACAGGTCTACATAGAAACTCTTGGTCAAACTGTGCTTTAGTCATAGACTTCCTAATCCCTAATACTGTTTTCTCCACCTTTTGGTCATTTAAGTCAAGATATGTTCTCTTGATGCTCTTTATCTGTCCCCAATCGTCTTCCTGCAATCCCCTTTGATACCAATCCCAGTACCAGTTCTTACCGTTAAAAGTAGAAGACATTACTACCCTACCGTTAGTTCTTGTAACCATAGGCAGCAATACCTCATTGATAAACGCCTCCTTAATAAAAGCACCTTCATCAATGTAGATAAAATCTAATGTAGCACCACGAAGGTTATCCCCCGCCTCTGAAGAGCGGAACTTAATAAAACTACCGTTGTAGAAGTATATCTCATTGTGCTTCCTGTCAAACCTTGTGATTATCTGACTGAACAACTCTTGGTGGTTACTAAACATACTCTCTATGTCCTTCATCACCTTATTGGCTTGCTCCTGTATAGGTGATACCCAGAATGTCCTATGCTTCTTGTTATTCAATGCCCTCATTACAGCATCGTTCATCATCGCATAGGTCTTACCTGTCTGCCTACCCATAGCCGCCAATGTAATAAAAGGCTTGTCCTCATAGATGATGTTTAAGAAATCCTTTTGAGGTTGTGTAGGGTTGTATAGTTTAATCTCCATTAAATATCAATGTAGTCAATATCCTCGTCCTCTTCTTTAGAGGTAAGGTCAATAGTCGCCTTAACATCTATTTTGGTCTGCTGCACCTTCGTAGGTGCTTTATAGCCCTGCATATCATTAAGAATCTTTATAGCCTCCATAGCAGCTTTATCATCTCCTGCACGAAGTGCCTTGTCTCTGATATTAATCAAAGCCCTAATGTTAGACCCCTTGGCTGCCTCTATCTGCATCCCCTCGGAAGCTACTATCTTCATCAGCTCATTATAGAACGCTGTACCGATAGTTCTCCTATCTCTGTAGTAATTCGTATACTTCATCTCGGTAGCTATCTTTGCAGCCTCCTCAAAGCCATACTTCTTTACCTTATCAATAAACTCACTTTGGGTATCTGTTAGTTCAGAACCAAGCCCCCTAACAACATTCCCATTTGTATCTCTAACACTTGCCATTACTTTACGACTTTGTACAAAGGTATGTTATGTGCGCCCAACCTTCCCGTAAATTCCAACTCACTATAGGTTGGTGCTGTTTCATCACTGTGATACCATTTCCAGATAGAAGTCTTCACCCTTTGGATACAACTACCACAAGCCGTCTTTGGATTCTCCTGCCTACTGAAATACTTGCTCTTACCCACCATAGAATTATAGAAGCTAAACATCTCCTTCTTTATATCATTCTTCGGTATACCACTACCCGCTAAAGCTAACATTAACTCTTTCTGTGTCATAACAAATTATCTTTTACACTAATATACAATTAGTGAATGATATTTCAATTCATTAAGCACATTATTTTTCTCACGCGTAGTATACTAATATATTACTTGTATATATTACTAATATATTAGTAGACCTCTAATAAAGAGGTCTACTATATTAGTATACTACTACATATACCCATAGGATATAATGCTACCCTATGTATTGGCATAGATGTATTTCCCTTCAGCAATGGCTAATGTCAATAGCTCTTTTAAGGGTGTTTAGAAGATGTTTAAGAGCGTTTCTGTATAAAGTGGTATCAATGTATAGTAGAGGGTGATTAAGTCTGTTAGAAGGGATGTAATAGATATTGGATGTAGCTACTCCCCGCCCCCGTTTTCCCCGCAGGGAGTTAGGTGTAAGTATATACTTCCCTTTCCCTCGTCGGTCAGTCCTACCCGTACCCCCTTAATACCCTGCAACTCGTTAAAGCTATGTTTTGCGCCCTGTATTGCGTAATGGTTGGCGGGTGGCGTAACCTCTGGCCCCTATAACCCTACTATCTTTCCCCCTTATTACTTACAGCGCATAAAAAAGGCCGCACATAGTGCAGCCCTTTAATAGTTCCTTTTCTGGTTTATATCCAGTTAAGCAGCCGTTTAACTTTGCTTTTATCCTCGTTGAAAATATAGGTTTTTCCGTCTGTTAAGCTGCTGTGGTTGTTTAGCGTTGGCAGGTACACCCGTGCCCCTGCTTTAATATAGTGCTTTCCTTTTGGGCTTGTTTGCACTTTTGCCGCTTTTGTTGTGAGTGCCTCAAACATATAAACAAAGATTTTTAAGTTGTGTACTTGTGAGGGCTTCCACTGCTTCGCCTATTGTGGTACACTGTGGCGCGGGTGTTGTTCCTACTTTTTGCTGCGCCTTGTTTACTATTAGGTAGAAATGTGCTTTATTCATCTCTGGGGCGTATTGGTGGCGTTCCAATTTAACGGCTATATTTTCGGACTCTAACACGTTGTTTATGTCGCTTTTCCTTTCCAGATATTCGGCCCGTATTAATAAGCTCCGCAGGTGGTCAAACGTTTCAACGGCTTCAATACTTAACCGCTCCCAATCTTCGGGCGGGGTTTCGTTGTACTTGTTTTTTAGGTCTTGATAAGCTTGTAAAGCAAAACGGCCATAAATGAAGGTATTATCTTTATACGCCTTTTTTAAATTGTTTAGCGTTATTTGTTTTTTGTTTTTCATTGTTTCAAAGGTTTAGTTTATAGACTGCGATTAGGTGCGGCTCTGGTTCGTTTTCCTGTTCTTGCAAGTAGGTTGCAACGTCTTGCAGTGCTTCATCTTCGCTCCAACTGGTAAGCAGGTGAAGGCGTGGAAAGTTTGTGCATTCCTCCGCCACTAAATAAGGCTCTGCGCTGTCCTGCTTAATATCGTACAAAGATTCTCCGCAGTGTATAACGTGCGGGCGTTCGTGGCCTAATTTCGTCTCAATATATAGGCTCCCGTTAAAATCTGCTTTTAGTTTCATAGCTCCGCGTTTTTAAGTTCCTTTTTTAATTCTTCGCATTCCTTTTGCACTTCCTCAAAAGCCCACGAATAGCCATATAATAAGCCCTCGTTTGCGGCTTCTTCATATATTACTGCATAAGCTAACTGGCTTATGTTGTTGGGTAGTTCACCGCCTAACATTTGCAAATCTTCCCAACCGTTCCAGTATCCAAGCTCCGCCACTATTTCGGCTGCATCTCTGTAATATATTACAAAGTTATCAAAGAGGTGAAAAACTGCGTTTGTTATTTCTTCCTCGTAAAGCTCTGCGAGTTCTGCGGCTTCTTCTTTCTTTTCTTCTGGACTTAATCCGCTGTAAATTTCTGCGGCTGTGTTTTTGATTTCTTCGTCTATCCTGTTCAGGATTTCAAATTTTGTATTTTCTTTTTTCATTGTTTAAATTGTTTAGTAGTTTTCGTTTAGTTCTGTTTCTGCTTCTTGCTTTAACTCTTTTATGAGTTCTTTTGAAATTGCCTTTTCTGGAATAACATATTCTTTACCGTTTAACTCAATTATA